ATCTGTAAAGCTTGATAAGTAGTTGGATCAATTTGGCCCTGTTGTAGCATTTGATCTGCCTGCTGCATGTACCATTGAGGACTGGTATCAACGAAGGTCCCGGGAACAGGATTACGAGGATCTGTAACTTTACCATAAACTGCTTCAGGAGATCTTTGAAGACTTGTAAATGCACCCGCAACTTGCTGCTGAACTTGAGAAGGTAATTGACTCATAAAGGTATCAGGAGTTAAAGCCTGTTGCTGTTTATTTCCTGATAATTGACCCTGCAACATCTGCCAAAGCATATCTTGGCGCCGTCCAGTTTCAGTTGTAGCAGCTTGTTGCTGTTGTGCTAATTGATTCTGAGCTTGACTTAATTGATCCATATACCCACTTTGAATACCAGAAGTTCTTTCAGCTTCAACTTGACCTAAATAATCTTGTAATTGAGAAAGTAAATCAGTAGAAACTTCATTGCCTCGCATAATGGCCTGTGGCGCGCCCTCACGATAATAAGTTGAATCCATCTGACCCATATCCATATATCTCTGTTGCTGTTGAGCCTGATTTTCAGAGGCTGCAATATCAGCTTCTTGAACTGGAGCTTGTTGTTTATCTAAAACAGCAGGAAGAGCATCTTGAATACCTAGTTGCTTAAATAAATCACCTTGTTCCTGAGATACTCTTGAATAGCTACCTTCAATATTGCTTCTTAATTGACCATATAATTGCTTAACTTGTTCTTGAGCAGCATTGGCTTGTGCAACCTGTTGTGGCGCTAAATCTTGATAATTCTGAGATAATTGTCCATACATGCTCTGTACATCTTTTGTAGCTCTACCAGCCTGATCCTGTGCTCTTTGTTCTCTCTGATCATAAATAGGATTGAGAGCATCCTGAACTTGTTGCATTAAACCTTTAGTATCAATACCATTAGGCATGTTAACAGGCTGTTGTAATTGATCTAATAATTGCTGATAAAGACTCATCAAGGGATCTTGCTGTGCCTGATCTCCATTTAAAAGACCAGCAATACCACCAATAGCAGCACCAATTCTACCATCAGAACCTGCGGTGTGTTGTTTAAATGTACCAATACTACTACCAGTAGGTGTAGAACTATTAGGAGTGTTTAAACCAAAAGGACCAGATACTTGGGGGAGTACTGCTTTAAGTCTTCCTCCCAAATATTGCATTCTAGGACTTTGTACCAATCGAGCTAAAGTAGCTGCAAGTGATCCATAGTCATCACCAATGCCCATGATTAACCACCGATGTTATATTTAGCTGCCCTACGAGCTAGAGCTTCTTGCTTTGCCTGCTGTGTGGCTAAATCATTCTCTCTACGGTAATTAGTTTCTTGAGAAAGTAAATCAGCTAATAAACCAGCCTGCTGCTGCTTTAATGCTGTCTGCTGTTCTGTAAACTTAGTTTGAAAGTTTCCCTGTTCCTGACCATAAAGACCAGACTGAATTAATCCACGAGATGCAAACTCATTTTTTAAATCGTCTAATTGCTGTACGCGATCACGTTCCATAGATGCGGAAGTCTGATTAAATTGAGTTCCGGCTTCTCCACGCTTACGCCCGAGTTCACTAAGAAAATCAGCTAAACTTCTTTTACCGCCACTAACTGCACCCTGATAAGCAGAATCTGTACCTAAGTACGCTGCAAGTGATGGAGCGCTAGGAGCTCTAGGAGCTGAAAAACTTCCACCACCGCCTCCGCCTGAACTTCCAGAACTTCTATTACTTCCGCCAGAACTTCCACCATAACTACGGCCTGAACTTCCAGAACTACTTCTACGAGGAGCAGAAGTACGTCGAACAGTTGAACTTCTAGGTTTTACTGACTTTGCTACTGCCTTTCCTAAACTTACTCCAATACCACTAGAGTAGGTTTTTGGTTGTGCATTACCTCCGCCACCACCAGCTGCAAGCATCAGATTTGTCTCCCAACATCTGCACTTTGGAAATTACCAGTTTGCATTGCTTTTAAACGACGTAACATTGCTGAACGTCGTGCCTGGTATTTTAAATCACGTTCTCTATGTCCAGTAGGATCAACAGGACCAATATTTGGAGCGTCCCTACCACCACCGTAAATTTTATTCCCGGCTGAATAAGGAAGAAATTGTTTACCTTGATAGAGAATCTTCCTCACCTTCTTCTATTACTAATGGCCAAAGCTCAACAGGTCCATAATAATTATCAGAAATATAATGTGTAGGTCCTTTTGCTAGTTCTCTATCAATCTTTCTAGCAAATCTCTCTGCATTTCTTCTAACTAACTGATAAGCTCTTACATCCCCTATGAGCCTAGGTAAGGTCGAATGTACTGGACCAACCACAAAATATCTCATGAAATCCTCGCACTGACAAGCTGTTTAATTCCTACAACAGCTATGTATTGGAAAATTTTAGTAGGCTGTGTAGGAGTTCCATCAGTTTCAAGTCGCAAAGAGAAGTTAGCTTTTCTAAAACGCATACTCTTACCGAATTTAATTAGTTTGTTAGTATTAGAAACATCATCACCAGTAATTGTTTCTTGGAAAGCCACAGAGCCGATAATAGGATTTTCCCATGTTCCTAAATCATTCCATGTCTCAATGGTTAATGCGTCCCAAGTAACTGAATTAATAAGGGTAATGGGAGTAATAGATCCGAGTACGTCATTACCAGTAATAACATCTACGCCCCACCAGAAGAGTCGCTTATATCTAACTGGGTCCGCCATATCATAGTCTTTAGTAGTTGCAATACAGAAGAATTTATGAGTACCAGTTCCTTCTGCGGCTCCAGAAAAGCGACCGTCCTGAATTTTAATAACTTTGTAACCACCGGAGGACACGTCAAAAGAATATCCTGTGTAATAACTGTCAGCCCCTGATCCGGTAAGATCCCTGGCTCTAACAAGAGGTCCAAAGATGTGCCACTCAATAGTCGAGGTATCATCATTTTTCTCCCACTCAGACCACGTACTAGTTCTTACCTGATAAACATACGTTCTATTAAAATAACGAACAACTAAACGTTCACCAAGCATACTTAAATGCTGGTTTTCATATCTGGCTGTAGTTCCTGATGGCAATGCATTGTCGAATACTAGGGGTACCTTAACGTTAATTAGTGTAAAATTAAAATTGATAATCTGATAAACTTTATTTCTATGCATACTGTAGACTGTATTCTCGTACTGTGTTACACCAAAACTTCCTGTTGAACCAACAACAGGATTGATTTCACGAAGAATAGCATCTGTAGGATCTAAATCATATGCAAGAACGTGAGAACTCTCACCCTTAAAGAGAAGTAAATTGTCCTGATAAACTGCAACATTATTTAATGTATCCCCGTCACCTGGTTGGACATCAATAAAATTAGTACCAGGCCATGAAGTAGGATCTGCGGGGGCAGAAAAAGAAAGACGAGATTCATTAGTAGTAGCGGTATCTCCTGGACATAGATATAATCTATTTTTGTGAACAGTACATTTATTAGCTCTAGGCATAGCAGCAACTGCAATTGCACCACCACCAGGAGTCCATGAAATCCCACCTGATGCACTAGTGGGTGTGGCTGGCATCCAAACTGTATTATTATATACTTCCATTGTTTTACATTCACGAGAAGTTGCACCAGGATTTAACTCAGTCCATGAGCTACCTGCATTTGAACTAATATAAGTTTTACCGTTTCTAGTAGCAAACAAGTAAAGAGTTCCAGTAAAGACAACAGAACCAAAAATTAATAATCTCTCATTTTGAGCACCTTGAAAAGCAACTTGGATAGCGGGTCTCGACACCAAGCTGCCATCAACATCGAGTTCCAAATTAAGACAACTAATAAGCTCATTATCCCCAATAAGAACAGGATCTGATCCAATGTTTAATCCTCCACTAAACGGCCCGAGCTTTAGAATCTGAGTAGCCATTATTGATCAAACTCTAACACTGTAATTGTGGGATATGTCGCCACAGGTTCCTTAACTTCAGTATCCATCAATCTATTTGCATCATCCTGGAAATCACTTTTATACATTAAAGCGGGCTCGTGATCTTCATCTAGTAAACTAGCCTGCCACATGCAGTACTTATTTATGGTATTGTGATAAATGAGTGGGAGAGATAGTGCATCAGAAGTAGTAACTACATCAACTGGTCTTTGGTTATAAGTGACTTTTAATCCGTCAGTTACTGCTTGATCAGGCGTAGGAAATAGAATTACATTGCCTTCATATTTAGTAAAGTATTGAGGATTTCCATTACCATAAGCTGCACCATCCCATCCATCAATTGTTTCATCAAACTGCTGTATACTCATGTACTTTAAAGTCTGGAAGCTTAACATATCAGAGAATTTATAACGCAGAGAACGAAGAATCATTAAATCAGCAGGTAAAGCATATGATGATTGACCAACAACTAAGTTTAGAAGATCCGTTTTTTGAAGAGCTTCTTCATTATACTTAATAATTTCAACCTGTGCATCATTAACCCACCGAATAATATCCGCATCTTGCACTTGAACTGCGGCTTCATCGCCAAATGTTCGTCTAACACGAGTAATAACATCAGACACTATCATGTTATATGCCTTCTTACTGGACCTAAATCTCTGAAGTGCTCATCCCTAACTCGTCCATCGTGAACCCAACGACTCTTCTGGTTTGCGATAATGAACCGTGCAAATTCTTTTCTTTCTTCCATTTCTTCAACACGCTTATTCATTTGTAAAGCTTGTTCAGCTCTATTTCTTGCGTCAAGATTTAAAATAACTTTGTTATAGTTCTGATCCATACTCCAAATTTTAGCAAGAATATCAGTAGGACTTGAAAGAGAATCAAAATGCATTACAATCTTATTTCGACTAATATCTACTACTCTAAAAATTTTAGTTTTATCAATTAACTCACCCCAAAATTCTCTTGGAACCATCTCAAGTCTTAAATTTTGATCGTAATCACACAGTACGTGAGCCAGGTTTTGAAATTCCTGGCTCACCCACTCATCCAAATGGTCCATTAAAACTTGTCGTTGTGATCCGCGTCGGGGGCAAAATCATAAGCATCAACAATAGTACGCTTTACCTGAGCGTTATCTGTGTGCTGCTCTGCAATGCCACGATTCTTTAAATCTTTTGCAATATCGGGGTGAAGGTGAGTACCACTCGGAACCTGATTTACAAGAGTATCCCTATAAACCTGAACACGAGGATTATCTAAATCTTCCTCACTCATCTCGGTACTAATACCGTAGCGAGCAGCTGTCTCATCCGGAGTTTCAGCAGCAAGTTCAGCAGGAGTCTTATCAGATTTAAGAGCTACAACTTCAGGAGAATAAAACGGATCAACCTGCTCATTTGGCTCATCATCTTCATCAGGACCATCAGAATCTAAATCAGAATCGGGTGCAGGATTCTCCTCAACTACAGGAGGGACATCTTCCTCTACTGGCTTATTATCAACTAAATCAGAAAGAGACTTAGCTGGAGCAACCTTCTTTGCGGCAGGAGTCATTCTATTACCTTCCTAAAAGGGGAGGAGGTGGTCGTAATCCAAGAGCCAAACTACGACCACCCTCACAATTACTTAGAACAAGGTGTTTCGCAATTACAACCATCAACAGGACTCCAAGACATACAAGTCGAGGTAACTCCTGCTTTATGCTCACACGGATAATTAAAGAAGTCTCCATCACAACCGCAACGCTCTGGATTGTGCCAATAAGGAACAGGCTTTCCACATTCATCACACTTTAAATAAGGGTTAGCAAATCCAACTTGCACATGAGTTCTAGTATGTGTTGACATTAGTGGTTAATATTCTCTGCATAAATAGTAGCTGAAGCGGTATCAGCTGCACCTGTGGCAGTATTCAATGCAATAATAAAGTTTCCGGGAGCCACCATATCTACAACAAGAGGACCAAAAACAGCGCTATCATTAGGACCAGAAGTAAGAATAGTAGCAACAGCAGCAGGAGCAGTAATCTTTAAACCATCTGCCAAAGTATGTCTAAGCATGCCCCAAACTCTATATCTACCCGCAGTAGGTAAGGCAAGAGTAGCAACAGCAGTATTAGCAGCTATATTATTACCCGCAGCTCCATAAATTTGAATACTATTATTTTGCCTCATGGGCTATGCCTCAATAATCGCGGTCATCACACCATGCGAGTTACGACGGTGAGTACCAATCTGCCAGTAAGAGAATAGACGAGCACGATAAGCGTCATATTCACCAGAAGAGTCAATTAAACGCTGCCACATATTTCCATCACGATTCATCCACGACCAATCGGCAGCACGATAAATCTTAAGCTCTTTCTCATTCATAAAGTAAAGTCGACCAGCCTGGCAGTCGAAATCTGCAACAATCGGAATATCACCAGTATCAGTAGTAAATGCAATACCACTGAAACCACCCTTGAACTCAGTAGTATTAACATAACGGCGCTGCTGCTCTAACAAGTTAGCATATGCACGACGAACACCAAGAGAACAGAAACCAACAGTAGTTTTACCACCACGAGTACGAACAGCATCAATCATGTTAATCATACGACCCTCGGAAATTGCTCCCGCAGTCGTATCCATATTTCCAGTCCAAGTACCGTGAGTAATATTATAAAGAGCACCAGCACCGTTACCAAGAGCAGTAGCAGTAGCGGCTAAACCAGCAACAATCTGCTCAAAGCCAACGGGCTCTTTCTGGTGTGAGCCAGTACGTGTTAAGAAGTAACCAGCACCAACAGCACCAGCAGTTGTAATAGTAACAGTTAAAGTTGCAGGAGTAATATCAGTAATCGTGACACCAGCAGTAACTAAAACAGGAGTAACAACAGTAGAAGTAGAGTTGTAAAGATCGACAATCATGCCAATTTCAAGATACTGTAAACCAGCAAGACTGCCAACAACAAAAGTAGTAGTAGTACCTGAAGCCGCAATTGCAAGAACACCCTGAGATGTCCCATAAGCCTGACGGTTAGTCTCCTTACGAAGACCTTCTTTAATACCTTCCATTTCCTGATCGAGAACAGCGGCAAAAGCCTGAGTATCTGAATCCGCTAATTCAAAAGCCTGACCAGAGAGCTGGATTGCACCATAACCATATGAAAGTCTTAACTGTGCATCTCGGTAATCCTGAGTTTTAGGACTCGGAAGAGCTTCCATCTCATTACGAGAACCAATACCATGGTTACGCTGAACACGAACACCAAAACGAACGTACTTACCACCGACAGCGTTATTTGTAACACCCTCGGAAGTCTTTTCAATTCGAGAAATAGTAAGAACTTCAGACTGAAGCTGATCACGAACCTTAGGCTCGTAAACTTCCTTAAGAATATTTGCAGCTGTAGTAAGTGTAGTAGTAATGGTTACTGCCCTCCAACATAGAATGAATTATCACAATAAAGTTCCAGTAATTCAACTACGTTGAGGTTTAAACCTCGATACTGCTAACCGTTCTTCTCTGCATTAGCATGGTCAAGCATTTGAGCCACTAAATTCTTAGTAGCTTTATTATCTAATTTTGTAGGATCAACTGACTTATTTGGAATGTTTCCTCCTGTACCCATAATAAAGGGAGCAGGACGCCTCTTTTGACTTTCAGCAACCTTCGAAGAATATGCCTGATAAGCCTGTTCTGCTGTCATATCCTGATGTACCATACGCATAATAATTTCTTCTTCATCAATATCACCATACTTCTTTTTAACAGCATCAAGTTCAGCTTCAATAGCTCTTTCAGCTTCAGCAGCTTGCTGTTCCTGTGAAGTCTGTTGACGTTGAGCTAGTGTAATTTGAGCTAAAGTTTCTAATTGTTGCTGCATTTTAGCAATTCGAGGATCTTCATTATCCCCACCATCACTACCCTGTTGAACTTCTTTAACAACTTCTTTTGCCTGTGCGGGAGTAATACCTAAGTGATTTCCAATAGCCTCATAAATTTCACGAGGATTATTTTCGATCATCGTGAAAATATCTAAAGCAGTCTGAGTGTGCTCAGGAGTAATTCCAGACTTCTGAAAACCCTCCCACTGCTTAAGTGGTGCATAAGCATCAATGCGTTCTTTAATCTTAGGA